ATCGGGCGTGTCTCTATAATTTCCTTCCCGAATTCCGTACATTCCTTGTTTTCACATTTCCAGTATATCATCTTTCTTTATTTTTAACTGGCAATCCTTCCAATACCAAGGTTACACAATCCTCGAAACTCATAACTTTTGCACCGTCTTCTTTCCATCTGTTGATATCTTCCTCCTCTTCTTCCGGTGTCGGTCTGAATATCTTCCGGCACAATTCCCTTTGATACTCTTCGTTCTTTTCCTTATCATCACCATACATTCGGCATTCTCCCAATGTATTATAATAATCTTCTTCTGTCATTCCTGCCTTAAAACAAGCAACCTTTATTGCTACATTAGGCGTTATAAAACTTTTTCTTATATATTCTTCCATACCATTGTTATTTAAAATGTCTACGTCCATATTCAGCCATCAACAAAGAATCAGCAAAGTTATCGTCGTCCTTTAGGCTCCTGCTGGAGCGTTTTAAACTCACGTCCGGGAAAATACGGTGTGCAGCCACGATACTCATTTTCTTCACGTCCTTTACCGTTTTGGTTCCGTCATTTTTTGTTACCATCTTTATACCCTTGTGCATATCCGACTGCCATTTTTTAGGCGGTATCTTCGTGTAGGGTAATCCAGCAATGGCACAGAAAAATTCCGGCACGCACGAATTATATCCGAACGTAAACGTTCCTTTTGCCGAAGAACCGTATAATGCGTGTACATCCTCTATTACAACATGCCGGACTTCATACCCTTCGACAAAAGCAAGAAGTCTGTTTGCTGTTTCTATCATGTCCACCACCTTAATGTCCTTAAAGATGGGTTCTGCTTTGACAAAGGTTCCATCTTCTGCAATCATTGATACAAACCCCTTTGTTCCGGGGTCAAATCCCATAAATACTTTCATGTTACACCTCCAGTCTTGATATTCCGTTTTCTTTTATTACTTTAAGTTGCTTTATCTCGTCATTAAGCTTTGGTACATGCGTAACAATCAATATTGATTGTTTCAAAAACTCCGTAGAAGCTATTATATTTTCTATACCCAAAGAATCGCTGCTTTCCAACACTTCGTCCAGCAATAAAAAATCCATGCCTCCATATTGTTTTGTGGCATTAATCATGCTTTGTATTGCAATGATAAGAGCCACTTCCACACGTGCCTGTTCACCGCCCGAATAGAAGAAAAAGCTTTCCATTTCGTCACGGAAAACATAGGGTGTTATCTCCTCTTTCAATGTTCCGTTCGCATTCCGTTTGAAACCTTCAATCATCAGACGCAAATCGCTTTTCATTTTCTTTAGTACATCATTGGCAGCACTCTGAATATTCTTTATCTGTTCCATTGCCAGGTACATCTTAAAGTCTTTAAAACGGCTGTCCCATTGCTGTACTTTGAAAATCTCGTTTTTCTTGTCAAGAATTTCTTTGTTTCTTTCTTCTATCTCCTTGGAAAGATTTTTTACTTCTTTCTCCTGTCCTTTAATAGAGGGTCTTTCTGCTTTCTGCTTTTTCAACTCCTCTATATACCCAGTCTTGGAATCAATGAGAGAACGGTTTGTTTCGACCTCTGAACGCATTTTGACAACAGAATTTTCATATCCTTTCTTCTCACGCTCAAACTCCCTTATACGGTCTTCCACCTCCATCATCTTATCAACCACCTTTCCACGACGGACACGCAATTTGCGTTCTTCCTCCTCCGTTTCCTTCCTTACATCCTGGTATTGGGAGATAAGGTCTTCCAGTTCATTAATAGAGGTTTCATATTCATTTTTCTTTACCGTATTCTTGTCAATGGCTGTTTTATAAGCCTCTTTGTCAGCCTCCAGTTCTTCAAAATCCTTGTCAGCATCCATAAAAAACTTATGATTGCAGTTAGGGCACACAATGACGCCAGAAAGCAATACTTCAACCTTCTGTAATTTCTTCTCATAATCAGCTAATTTCAATGCGTAATCTTTACGCCTTTCCTCCTTGTTCGATTTGTCTTTCTTCAATCCGGCTATTTCCGTGTCTATCTCCTTATAGGTGTCCTTGTAAGCGTCCATATCGAAGCTTTCAAGCTCCTTGTTCACTTCTTCTTTCAGCTTTACAAGCCCTTCGATATCCTTGTCTACGCCTTCGATATCCTTTTCCGCTTTGGGAATACGCGTCCTTACAAGGTCTTCAATAAGAATTTGTAAAGAATATATTTCTGACTGAATCTCACCTATAATACCCTTTTTCTTTTCTTCCGGGTCTTCGCTTAACACTTGCTGTATCTGTTCCTCATAGGCTTGTTTCTTGCCTTCCGCAACATTTTTCAAGCATTCTTCTTTGTGCAATTCTTGTTCCAATATTCCGACTTTTTCGGAAATCACGCCTTTTGTCTTGTCAATATTGGAGAAATTGACAAAGCGACTTATCAAGGCAAGTTTCTCCGTATTGGACGAACGAAAAAAAGACGAATAATTACCCTTGGTTACGATATAATAGGACTTGGCATCTTCCGGTGTAATCTCAATCCAGTTAATCACGTATTTATTCGCATCCAGTACAGTGGCTACCGTTACGGGTGTCTCCACATCATCTTTCTTTAGGGTCAGCGATACTTTGGAAGAACTTTTCAATGGAATTGTACGCTCAATTATCAGCGTTTCTTTCCGTTTTTGACAAAATATTTCAACTTTAGTATAGGCTTCTTTCGTACCTTTACGTATCAGTTTCTTGTCTTCCTTTCCTCTTAGATTAACGCCATATATCGCGTAGAACAAGCCTTGTGCGATAGTGCTCTTCCCCACTCCGTTCGTTAGCTGGTCTTCCTCTGTCCGGTTCTCCCCAGTCACACCCAAAGTTTCTTTTGTAAAGGTGTAATCAAGTTCTTCAAATGACAAAAAATTTCTTAATATCAATCTTTCGGGGTACATAACGTATCTATCAATTTATTTTTAATTTCATTAAACAAATCCTTATCCAATAACGCTTTTTTAGCGTTATCCATTCCCTGTCCTAAACGTGTCTCGCCATAGTAAAACCAGGCGCCCTTTTTAGAGCAAATCCCCTCTCTTATAGACATATCTATAAGCTCTTGTACCGTATCGAATCCTACACCGTACTCTAACATTACCTGGCATACACGGAAAGGGGGTGCAATCTTATTCTTTACAACCTTTATTTGTGTCTTGTTAGCGGTTGCCACTCCATCGGTCTTTTCCGTGCCTATACGGGCAAATTCCGCTCTTTGGGTAGCGTAGAATTTAAGCGCTTCGCCTCCTGGTGTGGTTGTTGTAGGGCCGAATCCCATACCCCCGATTTTCTGCCTCGTCTGATTGATACATAGGAGGATGTTTCCGTTTTTCTTACATACGTTTTTTAAGATGCTTAACTGCTGTGACATAAGGCGCGCTACAAGCGCTATCTTTGCATCTCCTGCCTCACCCTGCAAAACAGCTTCCGGCACCAATCCGGCAACTGAATCAAGCACCACCAATCCAATTTCCGGCACTTCCAGCATTTCGCGCACAATTTCAAGTGCCTGTTCCGCACTGTCCGGCTGAGACATTATCCACTTGTCGCGGCTTAAATCAACTCCAAGCGCTTTTGCATATTCCAGGTCAAGCGCTTGCTCTGTATCTACATATCCGACCGCTTTTCCAAGCGTTTTTTGTACGGATGCACTTAGATGTAATGCCGCAGAGCTTTTGCCGCTCGAAAATCCTCCGTATATTTCGTGTATTCTTCCAAGCGCAAAACCGCCTCCCAATATTTCATCTAATGCCATGCTGCCGGAAGACACAGTGTCTACCTTTATATCGTTGCCTACTACCGCTTCCTTTCCGAAGCGCTTTTCTATTCTTCCAAATAATTCTTCCAATCCCATTATAATACCTCCTTTAAAATTTCCATTCCTTCATTATAGGAGTAATCATTTTGTTTACAAAATTCCTTGAATTTGTCTGCAATATCGGAACCTGACAAAGCTTTGATTTCTTCTGCTGTCTCCACCTCTTCCGTTTCCAGTTCTACGGACTTAACTTTCACGTCCACACCAAGTTTTCTATATTCTTCCTTGTCGATAGAGGAAATTGCATCTTTTGTGCCCACGAATTCAACACGAATAAAATCTTCCTTGTTTTTCTTCTGAAAATCTTTTACAATCTTATCCGCTTGCTTGAAAGTCGTGTTTTCCAGGTTCACGGTGACTTTTCTGTACCGTTTTCCTTTTGACGGAATAAACGCGTATGTCAAATCATCATCCAATAACCAAAACCCCTTTTTATCATCTTCCCCGAAATTGTTCTGGGTGATGCTTCCAAGGTGTACAATATTCTTTCCTATCTCCTGGGTATCGTGATAATGCCCGGAAAACACCATACCAAAGTTTTTAAACAGAGAGGGTTTTATATCGCTTTCCACCTCACTACCGTCATTATTCCTACTTCCTTGAAATGCGATATGAGTAAATAGTACATGCGTCTTATGATTCTTTTCCTTCAACACATCGCCCATCCCTTTTAACCATATCGCATTGTCAAAAAACGGCATAAAATAACATATTACACCGCCAATCTCGAAAGCGTCCAGGTCAGTTATCAAATTAAACCCTTTATGATACTTAAACGCATCAAGAAAAGACCTGTCCGAACTATAGTCGCTCTTATCATGGTTCCCTGGAATGCAATATACCGTGTGCCCCATCCTCGCATACATGTCAAGAATAGAGGAAAAAGCATTTAAAACGTCCTGTCTCTGTGATATACGGGAATCGAATATATCGCCAAGCCACACATGATTGGTTATACCATTGTCTTCCGCTACGTTCAATTCCTGCCTTTGCAATTCCGTTATTTCTTCGATATTGGACGGCTTCAAATGCCAGTCTGTACTTATTATCATTTTCCCGGTCATAATGCAGTTACCTTTAATGTATTGTCAAGATTTTTCAAAACATTATCTTTCTCTACTTCCTTGTCAAAATAGAAGCTTTCCCAGACATTGGATATTTTCAAAGCGATTCTGAACTTCTGAGTTGACTGTGAATATCCCTCGTCATTGTATCTGCTGATAGAGGTAATCTTTATCCTCTTATTGTTTATCTGTACAAACATAATCTTACCAAATTAAATACGTTCCACTCAATCCTACAAACACATCAAAATCTTTATTGAATACTCCATATCCGGCACCTACGGACAACCCTAAACCGAATCTTTTCTTTTTCTCCGGTTTTGTCCACATTGTAACGTCACCTATCTTTCCGGGCAGTTGGGAAGTTATCTCCATACGGTTACTGTTCCCTATACGCTGGTTTGTCAATAAAAATTTGTTGGTTATATTGAAATTAATCTTATACTTTGCCAAGTGCGTAGCCCACACCTGTAAATCATATCCTACCGTATCGGTTTCTTCTTTGAATGTATAGAGGCTGTCCGTTTTCCTCAATTCGGAAACCTCTCTTTCCAGTCCTTCGTACTTGTATTTCCATTCAAATTCCACTGCCTCTACAAGTGCTTCCTTTTCCTTCAATCGATTGTATAATTCTTTGTTTTCTTTTTTCAATTTAGAAAAACTTTCGGAATTGTAAACCTTTGTATATCTGTTTAAAGAATCGGTATAAAATTCCACTTCATATAACAACCTTTCATTCTCCCTTGCTTTCTTGATAGATAAGAATAACAATATGAGTATTATTATCATACCCGAAATGAGGATTATTCTGTAAAGATTTTTCATAATAATAGGAATAATGGAAGGGTAAAAATTACCCTTCCTTGTGTGATTTATTTTGAAGTTCTCGCTTTCAAGTTTCTTAAGCGCGACGCAATGGAATTAGGAACGCTTGCTGATGCTTCCCTTTCTTCAACTGCCGTATCTTCCGGTTCTGGGTCTGCCGCTCCTTGTTCTTCGTCTTCCGGCTCTTCGTAATCCTCAAAAGGCAGTTCTCCACCTTCCTGTGCAATGTCGTACCATTTACGGAGTTCGGCTACGGTCAACTCTTCCGGTAATTCCTTGTCTTCGTAGTTATCGGCAATGTAGGCACGGAGTTCCTTTTTGAGGTTCGTCAATGTAGGATAACCGCCTGTCTTCTTTTCCGTCTTTGCTGGCTCTTCTTTCGGTTCCTCCGTTTTCACCTTCTTTGTTTCGGGAGCTTTTTTAGGAGCTTTCTTTTCCTTGATTTCGTCCTCTTCCGGAACCAACTTGTCAAGTTCTTCGAGCTTGTTCAAAAATACATCGTCCTGGAAAATACCGTATGATTGTTCCTCGTCGATTCTTTCCAATCCTTCCAACTGCATATCCCAGTCTTTACGTGAAAAGACATCTA